TTGGAAAATGTTAGTAACTTGCTTAGTTGATTCAGCACCTTTACCCATATTAGGTCTTCCTGTGAGATCATCGTAAGTTGGTTTTAAGTTGTCGCCCATTAGTTCATCTTTGCTTGGATAGTTACTAAAATAGTCAGCACCTTTTTCTGCTTTGATTTTTGCTAATTCGTCTAAGAATTTTTTATTATACTCTTCACCAAAAAATGCATCTTTTAAATCTATCTCTGCATTTTCATTTTCGTAGTGTGCCATTTCTTCTTTGGCCAGTTCAGCATCTTCACCAGTTACAGTTCTATCTACATCATTTACTAATCTTTCTGCAGATAAGTCTGATTCAAGTTTTCTAGGTTCTTTTACATTGTAGCATAATACTCTTTCATGATCTAAACCTAAATTTACTGCTAACCATACTTCTAAAATTCGTTCGTTAACTGGATACTTTAATGATATATCTGTACTGCATACTTCACTTGTAAATGTAGCACCTTTGGCTCTCTGAAATTCCTGTGGATTTTCTTGTATTGGTGTTCTATTGAACGGTGCAATACTTGTTACATTATATTTTGCTAGACATTTTTCTAATATGTCCATATGATCAGAACCACAATCTGCGGCTATTTTTACTCTAAAGCCATACTCTTTTTTGAATGCTTCTGCTATATAAGTTTTTAGTTCCATTTACTTAACTCCAATTATAGTACTTATTTATCATCTAACTAAAATTTAAATCAAATAAATAATACTATGTTTAAATTATCACAAGAAGAATTTTCAAATAGATTTACTTGGGGTACTGCAATAGAGCAAATGCATTGTCCTAATGCAGATATGTTACACTTGTTTGACCAATCAGGCTATGACTTATGCCCACTAGAACAAGAATATGCCAAAGCAAATATAGGAGAAGCAGAGTATATACGTTACAGACGTGCTATTGCTAAACCGTGGATACTTAGTGAGACTAATAAAACAGGCCCACATATAAATCATTCTTATTTGTTTGAACGTAAAGGCTATCACGGATATGCTCTAGAACAGTTAGGACATTGGGCAGAAGGCAATCATCTTATACACAAAATGACACAACTTAAATCCAAGTGGGGCATAGATATCAGTTTAGATTATGTAGACAGTAGTAGATATAATACTATGGAATTGTTTCACTACGAGTGGGATAGTAATAACTTAGATGAAGTATTAGCCAAAAAAGAAGAAATAGAAGAATTAATTTTTAGTATGGATTGGCAGGAATTTGCTAATTACAAATTAGAAAATAAAGATAGTTGGAAAGACTTAGATTTTGTTGGGCAAAGTAAATGGACTACCGAACAACTTAACTTACCTAAAGAAAGATTTAAACTAGTTACTTGGGCCTAATTACCTTTTATAATTTTTAAAAGATCGTTTCTATCAAATACTGTTGCTTGTACTGATTCTGTTTCTGCACCTTTATTATCAAACTTATCAATTCTGGCTTTCTTAAGCATTAAATCTATTTGTTGTAGTTTTGCTTTTGTTTTAGCATCACTGGCCTCAAGTGCAATCTTTAACATATTACTTGCTTCTGCAAATACTTTACCGGCCGCCATGTCACTTACATTCATTCCTAATTGCATTAATGTTTCATAACTTTCTAATGCTTTTTTGCCAATGTCTGACATTTCAGTTTCATGATCTTCTAAACCTTTAATTTCTTTAAATGCCGCATTGATCTTTTCGCTAACACTAAGAGCACCTTGAGTTTCTTGTATGACTTCTGTCGTTTCTTCAACCGTAGGTATAACTTCCTCTTCAGTTTTAGTAACTTCTTCTATAGGAGGTAAATTAAACTCTTCTTCTAATTTTTTAGTCATACTTCTATTTATCGAGCCAATTAGGATAGATTTTATGGAAATGATTTGCAGTTTTAAAATGCATGTCGGATGAAAAATGAGAAATTGTATTCCATGCTTCTTTTGAACTTATCCATTCTTGTAAATTTGGAAAAATTTCTAATAAATTAAACACAGAAACACCGGTAAAATAAGTGATATTATTTTGAACTTCTAAAACATCAAAAGGTGCAACAAAAATTAATTTTACATCTTTTCTATCACATAATGTTTTTAAAAGTGACAATACACTCAATTTTGTGTGAAGATGCTTAAAATCTGCATGTATTGTAAAATAGGGAATAAAATATTTAGATTTTAAAAAATCTCCATCAAAGAACATATAATTAGATAATGACTCTTTGTTTTTAGATATATTTGGATCTATATAATCAGTTAAATAATATTCTATCGAAAATGCTTCATGTAAATTATCTGCAAGTTTTATAACATCATTCCCTTTGGTTTGTATAATATCTCTTGAAGCATGTGTAATAAAAAATATACAATGTGTAATATCATCATCTTGTAAAATTTTTTGTGTGGTTACAAAAGAAGTAGTGTATAGATCTCCTGCTCCATACCCAACCGAAACAACATTTTTATCAATTAGTTGGCACCAATGCTTATCTGTTATATGTGATTCAGCAAAACCTTGATACCATTGTCCATTAGGAAATTGTGCAAAACTGTCTCCGCCTACTAATAACTTCATGCTACTATTTATTTGCTTGTAATTGCCAAACGTTCAAGTGCTGGTCGCCTCTTACTAGTGCGGCTGTAAATCTACCTACACCAAAATCTATTGCGCCATCTACCATTACACTAGGTCTTGCTGTAGAAGGGTCCATTTTAGAATATTGATCATATCGTTTAGGATTTTTTTCAAAGTTTTTATTTACAGAATTAGGTATTTGAGCATTTGGATGATTTTGCTTTATCTTATATAAAATATCTTGGGGCAAATTTTTCATTTGATGTATGTTATCTTTGTGCTTTAATAACGTTTCTACAGGCATCTTTACTGGTTGTGGCTTAACTAATGTTAAGTTGTTTATATATTCTACGGCGTCTTTGCCACCATTAGGGTCCAACATAATCCATTCATCTTCTATTTCTTTTACAAGTCCTGCTGGCCATTTTTTGTCTATCATTATTTTTCTTATAATGTGCCTATGGTCAATTGAATTTGCTATTTCAAATATTTTCATTTGACTCTTTTCTTAGCCTTACGAGGTTTATTGTTTTGGAATATCTGATCTTCGTTTATTACTTTAAAACGTATGCCTTTGCGTTTGCACCATTCTTGTGCCGCAACCCATTTAGCGGCATTTAAGGCTGTTTGAACTTTTTGTCCTTGTGTTCTAGCACTTTCCATTGTGGTCTGATTTCTAGGTTTTATTTCAATTACTTCGACATGCTCTTTGCCATTTTTATCTTGATACTGTATCATAAAGTCAGGAACATAATTATGGTACTTGCCATCTAAAGGACTTTGGTAAGGTATTTTTATGTTTTCACTTGCCCATTTAAAAATATTAGGATGATTATCGCACATACGCATAAATGCTAATTCCCAACTACTTCTGTATGTAGGAGCCTTTTTGCCTACATATTTAGATTCGTTTATAATGGTATATTGACCTTTTGCAAACTTAGGCATTGTTACGGCTTAATAAGAGATTTTACTGTGCTTCTGTTATTAAGTATAGGTGTCTTAAGATCTATTTTACTTCCTTTAGGTCTTAATGAATTTACTGCATTGTAAGAGTCTACTGTCAATTTGAGACTATTTTCGCTTATTTCAAAATATTCCATTGGACTTATATTTTGCAGTTTTGCTACTTGTATTAATACTTTGGCCATTGCATTAGCATTGTATTTTCCAAACCCAATACTCTCTAAACGAGATTTAACTGCTTCTAATGTTTGCGAATCAATTGGTGTTTCTGGAGGTACAGCAATTTGCGATAGTATATCAGATGTTGCTTCAGGAAGAGGAAACTTTACAGATGCATTTTCAAAGTATGCTTCTAAAACACCCTGGTTATATTTAAATTGTATTTCAGAACCAAATGTATTATATATAGCAGATGACATATTACGAATCTCCATTATTTAGTTGGTCGCCTAAATAACTTAAACCTTTATCAATAGCATAGTTTTTAAGGTCATCGCCTACATCACCGCCACTTGAATAAGATTGTGCCGCAGTATCTATAATTCCTCCTAGACCTGGAATAAAGTCGTTTAACTTTTTAGTAATAGGATTATCTAATCTGTCATATGTAGGAGTAGCGGCAGTTACACCTGGACTACTACCATTGGCTCCGCCAAATAATAAATCTTTTGCATATCCTTTAATTATATCTGATAAAGATGGTTCGAATTCTGCTTTTGGAGTTGTTCTGACACCTGGTTGTGATGTACGTCCTCTTGTACCATTTGAATTACTTGAATTACCTGATCTATTACCTAGGAATTCTAAATCTGTTTCTTTCTGGATTGCTAATGGTTTAATCATTACTTCATCATTAGCAAAATTTACACCTGCTACATTTTCAAATCTATCTAAATCAACACGTGATAGTTCAAAATTAGCAATGTCGTATGTTGTAAAGTTTTCGTATTCAATTTGCATGTTGAATTCCATTGCATCACTATTAGCATAATCAATTTCTGAATTAGAAAATTGTGATATAAAAGGATTTGTTAAACTATATTGGACTCCTCGTCCGCCATGGTATAAAATTATATCTATTCTTTCAAAAAAGTTTTTATCAACTTGCAAGTTTAATCCTGCTTCATTACTGTTAAAAAAGTTTTTTTGTTTTTCTAATGCTTCGGTTGTATAAGGATAAACATCTCTGTCCTGTTCTGCATTCTTATTTCTCGGATTCATATATAAGTATGCATAGTATCTCATTAATAATGTTAACCATTCATTATTAATAGTATCAAAAACTGTTAAGTCTATAGGTTGAAAATCTACACCAGTTGTTACAATACGTTTCTTATTATATTGATTTTTTACTTCAGTTCTAAAATTAGCGGCTGGTAAAGATGATCTTCTGACCAAACTACTAATACTAGTTCTGAAACTTGCGCCTGCTAAATTATTGAATACTGTTTCTTGTAATTGTCTATTTACAATAAAATTAACGTATCCATTAAATTTTTGACGTGGTGGATTTACGTCAGGTCGAAAGCGATAAGCATTTCGAAAGTCCCTGACGTAAAACTTGTTCTTACTGTTCTTTCCAGTAAACTTTAGGAATTCAGACACAACTTGAACACGTCAATTAGTATTAAGTACTAATTGTTGAATTGGTTGGTACTGTATCCGGGAATGGATTTCCTGCTACTGTTCTACCATTAATATCGTTATCACCTTCAAAGTGAGTTGCGTTATCATATCTGATAGTCATTGTTACTGTTACTGCATCGTTTACAGAATAGTCGCCTTCACTGTAATCAACGTTTTGTAAGAAACAGCCTTCTAAGAACCAAACTTCAGTAGCACCTGCGTTGACGCCGTCTAGTACTTCAATTTGCATATCAAATTTGTAGTCTGAACCTGCCGCTGGTGTTGTTTGTTGAAAATGGTTAAGTTGTCTTTGTACCTGAGCACCTACCTGCTTGGTGACCTGGTTAGTTATATCATCCCTAATTATACATGTGATTTGATCCCATGTATGCTTACCTTGTAGGTAACTTCTTGAATTATAACTGTCAATAATTATTTCTTCGTAAGTAATTTTTGGTCTACCAACATTCTGTACGTTTTGAGTCAAAACTTTTGCTTCTGGCGTACCGCCGAAGTTGTTTAAGAAACTGACTCTAAATCTGTACTTTAGTTTTGGCATCAAAATGCCAGAACCGGTAGCACCTGTTACAGGAACACCAAACTTACTCTTAGTTTCTGTTGTTGCACTTGATACTGCCATATTTTTCTCCTAAGGGCTATATTATGCTAATATTTATCATAATAAGGACAAAAGAGTAAACTCTAGTTTTAATTATGACATAAAAAAAAGGGCAGTTTTACCTGCCCTTTTATCTAAGTTAGGGTATAACTTAGCCTGTTGAACCCAAAGTATTTTGAATTCTGATCGGAATGTAAATAAACTCAACTGCTTTAACAGGTTGAATAGCAATATCAATATGCAATTCATTTCTGTCAATCCTTGCTGGAGTATTATTAGTAGTATCGCAAACTGTGATAAAGTCAAATAAACCTCTTTGTGTTACCAATTGGCCTAAGAATCTATCAACTACTACTTTAGCATTTGCTCTAGTTACTTCGTCGTTTGGTTCGAACAAGAACGGTTTTACTGCATCATCAAGTTGTTCTCTGATGTAAATAACCAATCTTGCTACATTAATTCTATCTAATGCACTTGCAGTTGGATTCAAAGTTTTTTGTCCAAATACTGCAATACCTCTACCTGGGAAGTTTCCAACAGGGTTAATTTTGTTTAGGTAAAGACTATCTCTTTGACCTTCACTTAAACTTACTGCTGTAAATTCGCCTGTAGTTGAATTTAAGTATCCTGTGCTTGTAGCATTATTAACAAGACCTCTTTGGAAGCCTGCTGGTGCAAACCATGGGAAAGCAACCTGGTCATTAAATGCCATAGTTCTCAAAGCCATGTGCGAAGCAGGAACCATTACGTTAGTACCGTCTAGGTTACTTGCTAATCCATGTGGATAATATACTGCGGCGTTGTAAGAACTACTTACAAGTCCATCTTCACCGTTCTCAGTAGCAGTACTAGAATTAGTTGCCCAGTTTTGAGTGCTTGTTGCGTCTGCGGCCAATCTAAATGGTGCGTCTGCTACACAAAATACTGTGTCTTTTCTAGATGTGCTTAGTGCCAACATTTCATCTAAACATTCACCATATCCAGGAACTGCTAAGATATTAAATCTATTAGATTCATTTCTTATTGTATCGTTGCTGTTTAATGTTGATTGTAATGCTTTAGTTACTGCCTTTCTTTGTGCTTTACGCATCATGTAAGGTGAACCGTCTTCTTTGTTACCACTGTAATCAACCCATCTGCTGTTTGTTGCATCATATGATTTAACATTACCAACTGATGCAGACTTGTTCCAAAGCAACATACCACTTGGATATAATGCGGCACTTGGTGCGTCTGAGTATGCACTACCTGATGAACTTGCTCTGTAATCTGCAAATAAAATACCATCTTCAGATACTTGGTCTGTATTATCTACTAGTACCCAAGTTGAAGTTGCTGATCTTTTATAAATTACAGGGAAGTTTTCTAAGTTACTGCTGTCAATCCATAGATCGCCAGTTACCAATGAACTTGAACCATCGCTTTGTAGTGTTGGTGCACTTGCGGCAAATTGAACATCATTTGAATATGTTGCCCATGAGCCAGCATTTTGATATAACATATCAATGTTAGTGTTTGAAACATTGTTATCATACCATAAAGTGCCTTCTACTGGATTACCAGTAATTGCTGTTGAACTTGCTTCATAACTTAAATCTGCAAAGTTTGAATAAATCTGTGCTGTTAAATTTAAGTTTGATGCTGTAAATCCTGCAACATTACCGTCTATAACTTCTAAATCAGTACCATTGCTTACAGTAATACTCAATTTACCTTCTACATTACTTGCTGTTGCAACATTAGAACTTAATGCATTAGTAATAGAAGCCGCAATATCGTCAACTGATACTGAACTAACATTAGAACCATCAACATTT